TCACATAACAGGGCAATCATCAAACTCCCCCAAACGTGCATCATTGATAATATAAGTAATGACTCCAAATACAGCGCGCTGGTTACTGTAGCCATCGTCATTGTCTCTAGGTATCTCTTCCCTTCTCCCTGTCTGCAGATCTTCCAGATAAGGTCGAGGCATCACTCTGTATCTCTTTATCTTAAGCTCACCGTCGACCGCGCAAATGAGTAACGAACCATCACATGGGCTCAGCGAAGAATCGATTACAAGTAAAGCCCCCTGAATGATCCCCGCTTGATAGTAGGTACTTGCTGCTCGCATAAAGTACGTTGCAGACGGGTCTCTTATAAACCGCTCATCAAGAGATATTCCCTTATCTTCATAGTCTTGCGCTGGTGATGGAAATCCCATGATACTGACTCCTGAACTTGACACTGTACATAAATACAGTATATATACTGTATATAAACACAGTAAAGGGGAGATATCCATGTTTGTTGAACTCATCTACGACAAAAGAAACTTCGAAGGCCTGCCAGATGCGAAAGCGCTAATCCATGGCGAACTAACCAAGCGCATACATCGCATCTTTCCTGATGCTGATATTAGGGTAAAGCCAATGATGTCATTACCCGCTATCAACACTGATGCAAGCAAACACGAAAAAGAAAGGATTAGTGCAGCTATTCAAGAAATGTTTGAAGAAGCAGATATGTGGCTGGGGGAAGAATGAAAGACGAAAACGACCCTAAGCAACTTGAAGAAATGACAAAAAAATTAACTGAATATCTTAGGAAAAAAGGTCTGGTTCTACCTACTACTGAATGCGAGCTGATAGTGAAACTTGAAAAAGGTGAAATTACTTGGGTCGCATTTCAGCAAGGAGCGCCACATACTTTGCACTAAAACTCCTATGCTTAACTCAAATACTCCAGTACACAGCAGCCCAAACGCCAAAGACCAGCTGGAGTATATTCAGATTAATCTGAAATTTCATTCAATCTATCCTCCAGTTCGTCTACTCGCTTAATCAATACTTGTACCGCAGCCAGTGTGTCCATCATTATCACGTTATTATCTAACTGAAGGCGGTCGTCATCCACCCGTTCACCGTTGCGCATGTATGCCGTGTTAACCTGCTTCACATACTGCGGATCAACGTCCCGCGCCTGCTGCGCAATAATTCCCCGGCGCGTCCTTCCCTGCTCGTCGTCGTTATAGACGAACGTCACCAGCTCAAGCGCTCGGATGCGGTCGACAGATAGCTGTCCGTCCGTCGGATTAATGTCATGCTTCATGCGCGCGTCGGACGTTCCCTGGAACTGGACGTTACCGTTCTGGCTGCTGTAGATCCTGCCGTCGCTCAGGAACTGCCACCACTGCTGGTTAGCGTTGAACCCCTGAACGGTGATCGCTAATCGGTGGTTTGTTCCCACCTGTTCCTCAAAATACGCCGCCGCCATTCCGGCCTCTGCGCCTTTACTGTCTGCGCCTCGCTGTTTGAACCTCCATGTCATGTTAGGGGAGTTGATAAGAGTACCCATAGCCGGTGCGCCAGGTTCGTCAAATCGCGTAGCTACGAACCCCCACCAAATATTGCCCTCGACAGTGTTAGCCCCAAACGTCCGCTGATTACCGTATACACGCCAGCCAGGTGACACAGCAAGCGCGCCGTCTTCGGCGATGATGCGATGCGTGTAGTCAGCCGTACTATTGCCATAGTGAAAATCAATGTAAGGCGTTGGTGCGGTTAGCTCGATATGAGACCCGGCAATCTGTACGCCGTTTAAATTTCCGTTAACCGTTAGGTTCTTGTCGACCGTCAGGTTGTTTTTAAAGGTGCTGCTTACATTCCACGTCTGCGCCTGCGTCCACGTATTGGCCACCGTCGTCTTCGCTACGTCCTTCAGCGCCGTGTCAATGTTCTGCTGTCGTGTGGCGTATTCGCTCAGGAATTGCGCCCACGATTTTACCGTCCCCGTTGTACCGTCCGGCTTCGTGACCGTCACGTTCCCGGCTCCAAATAAAAACTGCTGTTGATTTGCTAAATCCACATAAGTGCGGTCGAAACATTTCTGGATGCTGGCCGCTAATTCGTCACTAATTATCGCCATATTGTTAAGGGCCCCGAAGGCCCCCTCCTGTTAAAGTAGGCTTATCGCGTTACTGTTGCGCGCGACAAAAGCGTCGAAGCGCATCAAAGTACGAAGTTCCATTGAACCGTTACGGTCGAGATAACATCCGAAGCGGACAATCGCATCACCAGTTCCAGCCGGTACAATAAAGCGGAGACTTTCTATCGTCGCGTACCCTTCCTTTGACGACCAAAATGTTTGTCCGTCAATAGATATCGCCGTTGTCATCGGCCCACCGCCGGAAGTATCGCCACCTGGGCGCATAAGTATTGCGTACCCTACGTAGCCCGGATTGAGTCCGCCATCCGCGCCGGACTGATAAGACATACCAGCACGAAGGTCGCCGTACTTATCCGCCTGACGTAATGCGCCTTTGATATCGACTACTTGATCAAATCCCTGCTTACGAATACGCAGAAGATCCCACCACTGCCATGTTGCTTTTGGCACACGGTTGTACGTGGCCTTGTAACAGTTGATTGCGAACGAGCCAACGTCACCCTCGATCCGCGACGCGTACACGGTGCCGTTAAAGTAACCATCATTGGCACGTACGGTGCCGGTGAAGACGCCGTCTGTTGCAAATACCCTACCGCGGACCGTTACGTCGTTGAACTCCGCGCCGCCGCCTTTCGAGATGCTCCACCCTTTACCCGCCTGGCCTGGCTGGTAGTTCGTCGAGCGGATGTTGTCGGAGATTTGCGCGAAATCGATAACCAGGTTACGGGCCATCGCCTGCTGCATATAAGCGCCGTTCCCGTCGACACCGAAGGCCAGATTGCTTTTATCGCCGTTAGGCACATAAATGCCGAACTGGTCAGCCTGCACCAGGAACTGTGACTGGCCGCTGCCGTCAATCCCCAGCTGAAGACCCGCTACGTAGTTCTTACCGCCGGAAGACGTGTTGACCTTCACGCCCCACTGCGCTCCCAATTTCCCGTTTAAATCCGCCACGGTGGATGCCGTCTGCTGAACAGTCGCAGACATATCCCCGACCTGAGACTTCAGTGTGGTCATCTGCTCCGTGGTTGATTTTTCCAGGTCGGTAACGGTTTTACTCGTCGTTATGATTGCCGCGCTGTTATCACCGATGCTTGATTGCAGCTGTCGGAAACCATTAGCCATTGCGAGGCCGTTCTGGGCAATTGTCTCGTCCTGATTAGTGATGCGCGCGTCGTAGCCGTCAACGTTCGCCTTCAGGTCATCGAGACGCTTCGCTTGGGCGGTAATATCCTTACCTTGTTGTGTGACGGTAGACTGCAGGTTAGTTATTGCGCCTGCATTGGCATCAAGATCGACACGGTCAGTGATATCGATGACGTACACATCGTCGAGATAAATTTCGCCTGCATTCAAAAACGCGTTGACGCTGATCGTCATTGCGCCGTCTTTTGTGGCGGTGTACGTGTTGCTGTACTCCGTCCAGACGGTCGGAATTGTAGCCGGGTTAAACGGCGCCTCGAAAATCCCTGAGTTATCGGCATAAGCGAAACGGACCTTGTTATTTGCCTGTGCACCAGACGGCATGGATGAGCCTGCCTTCGCACGCAGCCACGCGCCAAACTTATAAGTTTTTCCCTTAACGGCAGCAATAGAGATATTGCTCAGCAGTAAGGTTGCTGAAGTGGCTGCGGCGTACTTAACGATCTTGCTTCCGCTATGCGGGTTTTGTGCCTGCATAATCGTCGCGGGTGCCGGAGCGGTCCAGTTGTCGAAGTCGCGCTCAAAACAGGCGTTTGGCACAAGGTTACCCGCGATTTTATTATCCGCGTCCGCCATTGCTGCCTTCAGGCTTGCAGAAACGGCGGTCGTGGCGCTGGCATTCGCAGCAATATCCTTGCCCTGCTGCGTGACCGTCTGCTGCAGTTGCGTGACCGCAGACGTATTCGCATCGATGGCCACCGCATCGGTGATGTCGTAGATGGCGATGTAGTCAATCTGAATAACCGCCACGTTCGGGTAACAGTAGAGAGCAAAAACAGAACCATCCACTGTCGACGACGATGGCGCGCTAAACTCAGCGGTGTACGTCGCCCAGGTATCCGTGGCGGAGAACTGGCGGTTTTCATAGGTCCCGGCCACATTCCCCTGGTAGTTAAACCGGCGAACCATGAAATTCATCGCGCCGGATACGCCCTTCGCCTTAACGATGACCTGGTAGCGGCGTGGGGTATTGTGTGGCAGCGGCGCTTTCTGGTTAGCAAAGAGGCCGGTATACAACGAGCTGTCGATCTGCGTCATCTGGACGCCGGGTTTACCATCGCCAAAGTCGCCAAACTCCACCTTGTTACGCGTATTCCCCTGGACACCCCACAGCGCCGATCCGCTCATAAAATTAAAATCGTTTGCCAGGTTCTCGCCGCGATTGAGCATCGCATTCACCGTGCCGGTGACGGAGGTAATCGCCTGGCTGTTCGTTTCAATTTTCCCTTCCGCTGCCGTGGTTCGTTGCGTCAGGGACTGAATTGCACTGCTGTTCGCGCTCTGCCCGGACTCAAGGTTGGACACACGACCTGTAATGGCTGTGATAGCCTGGCCCTGGCTGGTGATGGTGTTGCCCTGCTGCGTCACTTTCGCATCCAGCTGGGTCACGGCACCAGCGGCAGCGTCGGCGGCAGTCTGTGCGCCCTGCGCAGCGGTAATCTCCCGGCAGTGGAAATCAGTTGCATACCAGACGGAGCCAAACGGCGCATTCTGGTTCACCTGCAGGAACGGGCGCATATATCCGCGCGGGAAGTTAGCCGGGACCGTCCAGCGGTATTTTTTCTCCGTCCAGGTCTGGGTGGGCGCAACGCTACCCGGTAACGCAGCATAGGCCACGGCCCCCGTATTCGGCCCCGTAGCCGAGCCGATATACATGTTAAACGCGGCGACGGAACCCGCCTTTGCCGCTACCCATACCGAAATCTCGAATACCTGCCCCGCTTTTACCGGCCACGATGGCGTATTGAGCTGGTGATCGCGTGAGGCCAGTCGCGCTACGTAGCGGCGCGGTGCGCCTGCCGGGATATCAGCATCGTATGGGATGCTGTCGTCGTCGTTGTTGTCCACCGTATCGCGACGGGTAAAGCCCATCGACGGGTATGCGGGATCAAATGTCGGGTTCAGGATGTAGTCGCCGCCGGCTGCCGTCTGCGAGTTCAGCGCAACGTTAATCCCGGTGATCGCCGTTCCCTGCGATTCAATTTTCCCCTCAGCACTGGTAACGCGCGTATCCAGCTTACTCACGGCATCAGCGGTGGCCGCTTTGGCCAGCCCTTCCTCAACCGTCGAAACACGCCCTTTCAGGCTGGTGATAGCCTGGTTCGCCGCCGTAATATCCTTGCCCTGTTGGGTCACGGTGGCGCTGAGGTCCTGTACTGTCTTGTTATCGGCCTTCTGGTCAATCCGCTTGCCGAGGTCAGTATTCACCGTGTCGACTTTATTGCTGACCTGCGTAATCTGCTGGCCCTGACTGGTAATTCGGTCGCCCTGCTGCGAAACAGTTTGCGATAAACCAGAAATCGCCTGGCCGTTCGCGGCAATAGCAGAATCAGCATTCTGCTTATTCTGGTTAACGGTATTGGTTAACGCCGTCGTCCGCTCCGCCTGCGCGGTAATATCCTTGCCCTGCTGCGTGACGGTGGCCTTCAGGCTATCCAGCGCGGCGGTGGTAGCTTTCTTCGCCACCTCGGCATTGGTGGCATCAATACGCCCATCCAGGCTGGTGATCGCGCTGGCGTTGGTGGCGATGTCTTTACCGTTCTTCGTGACCTGCGACTGCAGATCCTGCACCGCTGATGCATCGGCTTTACCGGCGATACCGTTTGAGGCGGTCAGCATGAAGCCCTGCAGGTAAACGCGAGCGGTCGACGGCGTCCATCCTCCGCAGGCCATGCGCAGATAACACCATTTCCCTTTGAAGTCATTCGGGATCGTGAACGTCAGCGTGCGGGTCTGGTAGCCAGTGGTGATGCCTGCAAACCAGTTGTTGTCCTGAGCAAGCCAGGTGGTCGGATTCCCCCAATTCTCAATCAGGCCCATCGTAAAATTCTGGGTCCCGATGCTGATCGTCGCGTCGTCCGTTTTGAATCCGAAGGTGAGCGTCAGTACCTGACCGGCTTCGACCGGGATTTTTGTTCCGTTGGCGATCCGCATCGCCGGCTCGGTCGTGGTGAGGCCTTTCATCACAGCGTCATAGACCGGAGCACCCGCGCCGGTGCCGGACAGCTGCCAGTTATCCGCTTTATTAATGAGGTCGCCATTCAGCAGGAGGTTGCCGGTCGTAATCTGTGACTTGAGCGCCGTCGTCTGCTGCGCCGTGGTGGCCAGCGTATTCTCGGCAGTCGTGACGCGGGTCGTCAGTTGCTGGACGGCATCCGAGCTGGCGCTGTCTGCCGGTGCCTGGCTCCAGTCGCTCACAATGTTGCCGGATTCAAACATCGGAGAGCTGATCCACGCTTCGCGCGCTGCAGCTGCTCCGTCGAGTCGGGCCACAACGAGATACGCCGTCCCGGACAAGCCAGGCTTGCGTTTGTATTTAACCCAATAGCGGCTCCAGGACGTGGAGAGCGTCACGGTCACATCGCCGTTATACCCGTCTGGGCGGTCCACAATAACGCCCTGGCTGGTTTCAGCGCGGATAGTGGCATCCGGCGTATTCAGGAAACAACGAACCGGCGTCTTGTCCGCTTTCGCTTTCGCGTAGAACGAAAGAACATACTCGGTACCGTCAACCGGCGCGGCCAGCGTGTAGTCGAGGACGGCGAAATCAGTCGCTCCGGCGGCACGCGTCAGGATGCGAACCGCGTTACCCCGGTAACGTTCGGTTGCTGATGGCGATTTGCCTGTCAGTTCCCCGGAGTTGGGTATCAGGTTTACGCCGCCGATTCGGATGTTATCGACCTTCGATTCCACCCCGGCAATCTGGCTGGCGTTGGCCTGAACTTTGCCGTCGATGGTCTGGACGTCACCCTCAATTTTCTGGATGGCCAGCGTATGGCCCGCAATCACCCCGTTCGCTGTGGCAAGGTCCGCCATCACCTGGTCCGTTTTCGAGGCTGTTGACTGCAGGTCGCTCGCCAGCGTGTCCATGCGCTGGGTCGCCGCCGCCGTGGATTTATCGTAATCGACACGCAACGTATCCACGCGGGAGCCGATGGCCTTCTCCGCCGTCACACGGATTTTCCGCTCTTCGAAAATCAGGCCAGAAACCAGTTTATTCGGGTCTGTGCCTTCCTCATTGCCGCGCAGCTGCACCGCCAGTTGGTTACGCGCCAGCGCCTCAGCGGAATCGGCAGCAGTCATTGCCGTTTTCAGGTCCTGAATCTGCGCCTGCGATGCACCAGGGGTCGGGCGCCCAACGGCCAGCCAGTCAACGGCATAATAGTTATCTGCGTCAGCCGCTCCACCCTGTGAGAAGTCGAGACGCAGGCGACGGATGGTGCCGGAGGCCTGCCACGGGATATCCGGGATCGCGATAGTGCTGATGCCGGTGGCCGGGTCAAAATCCGGTGCTGGCAGCACCAGGCGGCGTCCCTCGGTCCAGCCGGTTTCATCAGCACCAATCCAGTAAAGCCGACCGCCCCAGGCCGGGTTGCCGACTTTCTTGATGCGCAGGCGGATGTACTTATAGGCGCTGCCGTCAATCAGCGTGCCAGCGCCCGACGGGCTGCGCATGGTCGAAATGGAATCCGCAGGAAGGAGCCACCCGTCGTCGGTTGTCGGGAGCGGTTTAGTGCCGCCGTCGTCAGAACTCCACCCCTCGTTGTCCTTGTCGAAATACCAGATTTTGAGGCTGTCGAACTGTTCGCCTGTACCAGCTGAAATCGACGCGACCTGCTGAGCCAGGCTATCAAAGCCGTCCTGCATGGTGACGTTCGTCGTCTCAATCGCCGCTTCAACTTCGCGTTTGGCACTCAACAGGTTATCGGCGGCCTGCTTCGCCAGGGCGGCATCATCCGTTTCGGCTTTCGCCACTGCTGCAGCGGTATCGCTGGCCGCTTTCTGCGCCGTGGCGGCATCACCGGCAGCGCGGTCCTTCACCTCCTGCGCCAGTTTGTTGGTCGTGTCGTTGGTTTTGGCGATATTGGCAGCCAGTTCTTTGCCCTGCGCGGCGACATCCTTCGCCGCCTGGTCAGCGGTTACCTGAGCGGCGTCTGCAGCCTGCTGCGCGGCGTCGGCGGCAGCGCTGTTGTCCTGGATACCTTTGTTCAGTTCCTCGTATGTATCCGAGCCTTTAAGCGCATCGTCGAGCTGCTGGTAATAATCAGAAACGTTATCGCTGGACATTCCATGCACCCAGCCAGTCCACGGCGAGGCATTGCCCAGGCGGTCAACCAGGCGCGCGCGGTACCAGAACTGCGTGGCAATCTGCAGGCCCATCTGCTGATACTGTTTGCCCGGATACGCTAAATCGGTTAGCGGCATCGCACCGTTCCCGCTCTGGTCCGGGCTGTACTGTAGTTCGGTTCGCTGGGTGTCCTCTGCACCTTCAGGGAATTCCCAGCGAATCTCGATACCCGCGGTCAGTGAAACGGTCGTCAGCGCCAGCGGCGGCAGCGGCTCACCGACTTTCCCGGTCAGCGTTTTCTCTTCCGAATACGCCCAGCCACTGGAAATTTCCGCCGCATTGATCGCACGGACGCGAACCAGATAACGGCCGGCATAAATGCCGCTGACCTCAAATGACGTGGTCGAGCTGAGCGGCACGTTAATCCAGTTGCCGTCATTGCGGCGCCACTGAGCCTCATAGGCGATAGCGTTTTGTACCGCGTCCCAATTGGCCTGCAGGGTTTCGACGCTGATCCCCTGATTCACCACGGAGAAGGACGTCAGGAGGATGCCATCCGGCGGCGCCTGATTACCCGGAGGAACAACACTTACCGGACGCTGATCAATTATGGCGCCCGTATCGATGCGCGCGTATTTGTCCGGATCATGCGACGTACCTGTAATCGTGTAAGTCCCGTTGTTGTTATCCTTAACGCCAACTACACGATACTGCTGCAGGAAAAGATCATCAGACTCAATAGCCCATACTGATTCGGCCTCGGGAGTCTCGCTGAATGCCGTGGTAACAGTCACCTGCCGGCGGCCATTTATTGACTGAATAGTCCGGCTCTGGGAAGTACCGGAAGGCAGGTTAACCTGCAGGCGATCTCCGGCATTAGCATCAATATCCCTGTCCAGGATGATAACCCGCCCGTCTACTTTACTGATGCGGCCGCCGTTGACTTTCCCGGCCAGCATTTCATCGGCTACGCCGATAACGTAACCAGGCTGAGGAATTTTACCATCCAGGCCGACATCAAACGTCACCATGCGATCTTTGTTATTGGTTAGGATCCCCCACAACCCTTTCCTGTGAGCCTCTGATTGTCGAGTGCAACCGATCGCCGTTAGCTCGAGCTGATTAAATCCGTAGCGCGCGACAAGCTCTTTTACAAATGACGGCTCCATTGCATCAGAAAAGGCGTTGGCCGGATCTGACCACGATACAAGAGCATTGGTATAGCGGGTTTTACTGGTACTGCTGGAATAACGGAATTTGCCATCAATGACGTTGGCGCGGGTATAGGTGAAATCGATATCGCGCGGCATATCCGCCAGCGCGATAATCTGTTGACCGTTCCAGCATGTCATTCCACGGAATATGGCGGCAAAATCGCGCAGCACCGTATAGGCAGCATTGCGATCCTGAATGTATACGTTACAGATATAACGCGGCTCCAGGCCATCACCTCCCTTACCATCAGGAACAAGCTGGTCGCAGTATTGCGCAACCTGGTACAGCATCCATTTATCGATATTGGCAGCAGTCAGCCGATTGCCAAGACCAAAGCGGTCGCTAACCACCAGATCGTAAAAAATCCATGCGGGGTTGTCAGTCCATGCCCATTTAAACGAGCCCGTCCAGGTTCCGGTATAAGAGCGGGTTTCAGGATCATAGGTATCAGGGACACGAATAACCCGACCGCGGGGCTCACATGAAATCTGTGGAATGGAGCCGTTAAACTGACTCGAATCAAACTCGATATATAGCAAAGCCGTGTTTGGATAACGGAGCTTCGCGTCGATAACTTCCGTATAACTCAGCAGCGCCATATTGTCGCCAATCTTTGCGCTGTTAGCATCAGGAGTTAATTTGCGCAGACGAACGGTCCATGTTGTGCCGGCCCGCGGCAAATCGATACGGTGGCTTCGCTCATACCCTGAAGTAGTTTTCCCGGTCACCGCCGTATCAACCACTGTCTGCCAGCTACCGCCATCGGTCTGTAAATCGATGGCGTATTTCACGGTGTTGCCGACCAGATCGCCATCATCTTCCTGAGTAAAAAGAGCCGACCATTTCAAACGCAGCCGGATAGCGGACAGCTGGGTATTCGTAAAGGTGTGGGTCCAGGCCGTCTGGCTTGAAATGTCCGTGCCCACGCTAATTTCATTCTCGGTACCTGGAATACCCTGAATATAGTTTTGCGCCTGAGTGCCCGGACGAAACTCCCAAGCCACGCCGCTAAAATTTTGTGAGCCGTCGGCATTCTCGATCGGGGTACCATCGAGATAAATATCTTTACCCGTCAGGCTACCGGCAAACTCTCCTTCTCCTAAAGCAACAAGAATTTTCGCTTTCGCAATGGACTGTAAATCATCCGGCTGTTCTGTGGGTGTGCGCTGTTTAGAGCTGCCGCCTTTGCGCCCTTTAATGATGTTCGCCATATTTTACCCATAAAAAAAGCCGCCTGTTGGCAGCCTGAAAGGTTAACTACAATGCGTTGAATTACTGCTGATCTTCCACGTAGATCCCAGCAGAGATAATGGCTCCGCCAATTCGTCGTTTTCCGTAGAGAAGGGGAACTGGATAACCCTGTGAGGCTGTATTGGTCACGCTGCCGAATGCGTAAGAGGCTTTGTTATCGTCGGATTGTTTACTGGCTAATCCTGCAGGTTGTGGAGAAAGCATCTGAATAACACCACCAGCCATCATTCCCACTCCCGCGCTTACCATAGCAGTACCTATTGCCCCGCCCACACCTGTCCAGGAAGTCATCACCCCTACTACAACCCCAACAGCAGCTAACACAGCTCCAAATATTGTTTGAAGCATTCCTGCTTTTTTACTACCGATTAATACAGGGATAATACGAATTTCTTCTCCGGATATTGGAAATGCTAAATCATCCTCTCCGATATTTTTATCATTTTTAAATACAGCATATGTGAGACCTTTTTGCTCACTTTCATTTAAATATCTTTCGAAACCATCTATTGTACAGCAAAGTGCTCTAATGGCCTCTTTTGTATTTCTTACAAGTCGATAGTGGACTTTCCCAAAGTGCTTCCCCAGCACTCCACTAATCACAATTTTTGTCATTACTTCTTGCATAAAAAACCCCAACAAAAAGGCCGAGTTAACGGTCTTATAGGTTAAATATCAGGATATTATTTAACTCGCCACATTCGATATTGACCGACTGCTCCAATTTCAGTTTTATACTCCTGATAGTCACCAACTGCATTAAGCTCTAAAGATTTTCTCCATGAAGTCAATGCACATTTAAATTTAACAGATAAGTTATGATGACCATTAGGAACGTATAAATCAACATATTGATTTTTTTGTAATCCTGCAATCTCTTTATCATCGACCTTAAGCACTAAGGGGCAATCTTCACCTAATGCGGCTCCGGATAGCTGAGAAACACGATGAACACGAATTTGCGTAGAGTTTGAGGAAGGTTTTTTATATTCAGTAGAATATAGTGTTTTCGTCTCCTCAAAAGGATTACTTGAACAGGCAAATAAACTAGTTACGCATAATAATAAAATTATCTTTTTCAATTTAGTACCACTCCCTTTGATTTTGGAGAAAGGTTAGCACAATGAATGATAACGCAGAACCTTCATAGTCCTCTCTGACCAGTAACCGCCATATGGCACCCGTTTACTGAGGTGACCATAAAGATGGTGCAGCAGCATATTCCCCTCCAGCAGGATCCCGGCATGATTCCACTTATCCGACTGAACCTGCATGATGACCATATCCCCCGGCTGTGGGGGCCCATCAAATTCACGGAACCCACATTCATACCAACAATCGTGGTAAAAATTATCGGGATACTGTTTTTCCCACCAGGGATAATCGACGCGGTAGTCATGCAATTCTATACCATGAGTCTGCCGGAAGTAGCTCATTACCAACCCCCAGCAATCATAATGGCCAAGCACAAACGGTCGCTCAAGTAACGGTAGTTCCCCTCGAGGATGGATAGTACGAAAATCCCCTTCCGGCCAACTGATGATATGCCAGGGCATCAGGGTCGCATCACATTGTGCCTTGTCCAGTTCGCTCGGCTGGGTCGTGCCGTCCGGGTGACTGTGTACGATCCCAGTCACTACTCCCCAGTCCTCAGCGGCAGCATAATCCTCAGGCGCCAGAATAAAATGCTCAGTTGGTTCACCGGCAATGTTACGGCACGGGAAATAGCGCACTACCCGGCCTTTCTGGGCGACTAGCCCACAGGCCTCTCTCGGGTATTCCGCCGCCGCATGTGCCTGTATCGCCTGAATGACTTTTTGACGCATATCAGCTCCTGATTAATGAAGTCCCCGGGAACCCACCGAACGGCAATTCACTGGTGTCACCGTGCCTCAACTTACATGCTGTGAGGGTACCGTTGCAGACGTCCTTCGAGGGGTCATCGACCGGCTTATTGTTTTGGTCAAAATACCGCGAGCCTGCGTAATCACAGCCATCACCAGAACGATACTTATTCCGTATGCACCAGGTACACAACGAATGCAACTGGCGGGTGGGGATCATCATTCCCTGTAGGTCCATCGGGCTGGCAAGGGTGAACTCCACCACCTCATCCGTTTCATCGGTTTTCGCATCGATATACCAGGTTTGCAATTTTTCCTGGGTGGGATCGGCGGTAGCATTGCCGGAGGGAAAATTACGGGGATCGAGGTACTTTGCCAGCGTATCGTGAATAGTGACTTTTGCCTGCATCAGATCATCATAATGCAGGCACAGCGCAGTTACAGACGCATCAAGGTTAGCAACCCGTAACGTAGGCTGGGCATCCGTCCCACTAGTGGAAGCCTCAATCCCCTCTATCTCACACGGCCAGGCTTTATATTCAGTACCCTGCCACCAGATACTTTTTGCAGGTAACTTATCCTCATCCCCTCCTGCAGCAATTATTTCATCTTCTGTATGGACAATATTATGCGAGTGGAAATACAGAACATTATCTAGTCCAAAACTACTGCCATCAATTTCAAATAGCCTGATTTCATTACCAGGCTCCAGCTTTTGATAATCAGAATTAATCATGGTGCAAATGCCTGTTCAAATGTTGCGGTGATGGTGATGATTTTCTTTCCCTGAATAACTTTTTGCAGACTGTCCGCTTCAACCCGCCAAAGTGCTAATTCACCTGATGGTGGTTTAAAGGAAAACGATTTAGTTTTATGGCGACGCAAAAATTTATAAATATCCAGCGCAGTATCAGGGTCGCCGGAAAATGAAAATTCATAACTTAATGCTTCATCATTTATGCCATTCCCGGATACCTGGGCATAACCGTAACCAAACTGAACCTTACGAATATTATCTTTGCTTTTTAGCGTCGGTTGGCTGGCAGCCTGAATGCGCCATGAGAATGTTTCAATTGCCATAAATTACCTGCGGTTATTAGCGTTCCAGATAAGCCCACCGGGACGCAGCGCTTTGGCAATCCCATCCTGCACGGAGCGGTTAACAACCTGCTGATAGGCCTTTCCAACAGCATCAGTATTCCCCTGCCGCTGATCATTACCTGTCTGCTGAGTTGTCACACTTACTGGTGCATAGACATTCACGCCACCAGCGAATGCGCCTGCAGGCGCACCACCAGCGCCGACATATCCGCCGGAAGCATAGCCTTTCATCATCCGATAAAGGTTACTCACGCCGATGCGGCTGGTTGCCTCTTTGGTGAAAACGAACTCGCCGCGGTGGACAACCCCGGCGGGCTCGTATTTCCCCCCATGCCCGGTAAAACCGCCCCCATCAAAACCGGAAGGACGATAGGAAGGAACGGCATACGACGGCCCTGACTTCGGAGAACTGGAGCCGCCGCTGATCCACCCCATAGCCGCCTGAATGGTATAGGCCACGATCAGCTGATTGATGACCTGAACAATCATCTTCAGAATGGATGTGGTGAATTCTTTAAAACTCGCCTTTCCGGTTGTGGTCAGCGCTGTCAGCTGGTTGGCAAGACCACTGAATGTGGCCTGAGAAATATCTTTCACAGATGAGAAAACATCTGTGGCCGAATCCTGATACTCCGCCCAGCCCTGCTTCGCACCGGCGAGCCAGTTACCGCGCAGTGCGTCCTCGGCTTCATAGGTGGCTTGCTGTTCCGCCAGCACCTTCCGCTGTGCATCAGGATTGAAGGCGTACGTTTCACTCAGCTTTTCAAGCGTGGTCCTTCTGTTCGACTCCCTGCCGGAAAGTCCATCAGCCTGAGCCTTGATCCCCGCCCGGATCGCACTCTGCTGCTGCGCGAATTTATTGGCCTGATCAGCCAGATTATTCAGCTTCTGCTGCCGGGCGACCTTATCACCGAGATCGGCCAGCTGGCGTTTGTATTCCAGCGTTTCGTTTTTGTGGGCCAGCAGGGATTTTTCCTGCGTGGACAACTGGCGGCGGCCGGCGGCCTCCTGTAAAACGGCATACTGGTTTTCCGTCTGCCAGAGGTCGCGGCGCTGCTTACTGATCACATCGTTAACGTCGGTATGCTGCTGCAGGGTTTTAAGCTGCGCCTGTAGCGTCAGCAGCTCCGCCTGCGCCCCTTCCTCAGCTTTACTGCCAGCGGGCGTAGTATATTGCCTGCCTTTCGGCGTTTTCGGGTCTTTGTATTTGCTATCGATGCCCGCGCGGATTTTCGCGATATCGCTGTCCGTCCAGCGGGTGGCAACCCCATCGATGGCATCCTGTTTATTTTTCGCAACCAGCTTATTAAATTCTTCCTGAGCGCGGGCCCGCCGCTCGGCAGGTTTTAAGCCAGCGTCAAGAAGCTGGTTAAACTGCTGCTGATTCCTTATTGCCTGCTGCTGCTGGTCGTTGCGTAGCTTCTCGCGTGCAGCGGCTAAACCTTCCTGCGCGTATGCTTTATCGACCTCATCATAGGCCTGTTTTTTGAGAGACAGCTGCTCACGCGCATTGCGAAGACGCTCTGCATCAGCTTTCACCAGCGGATTATTTCCTGCATAGTCAGGATCGACTTTCAGGTTGGACGACAGCGCGCGGTATTCCTTTTCAGCTGTCTGCCAGTCCGCAAAAGCCCCCTGCCGCTTCATAGCCGTATCAGGATTACGACCAATGCCCATCATGGCATCCCAGGCGCCGCTGGCGGCATTTTTCACCCAGTTCCACGCGGTTTCCAGCGTCCCCAGATTTTCCTTCACCGCATTTGCACGCTGGATAACACTGTCGGAATAGGCACGCATCGCGAGCTCGGCAGCGCGCTGTGAATCCCCCATTGCCTGAGCAGCTGAAATCTGTTCAAACTGGCTTGCGGTCAGAAAATGCAGCGACTCATTCAGCGTTGCAACCGCATTAACCGGATCCTCTTTCAGCCGTTTGAACTGGTTAATAGTTTCATCCACCGCCTGGCCGGTCGCCTGCTGGAGCCTTGCAGCCACGTTGGCAACACGCTCGACGTCGGCTCCACCGAATGCCCCACTTCCGACAACCTGCGCTAATACGGCTGCCGCGGCGTGCTGAGTGACTCCATTTCCTGAGATGTTCCACGCCAGCGCCTGCAGTTGTCCCGAGGTTTTCCCGGCATAGTTCCCGGTGAGAATGAGCTGTTTGTTAAACTCCTCGGCTTCCTTCCCGCCCTCGTACCATGCCTTTCCCAGCAGAACGATGGAGGCCGCTATGCCACCGACCACGCCGGCGATCCCCAGGCCGCGTAGCGTCATCATTTTTTCGAGCCACCCGGCCTGGTTCGCCAGGGTTATCCCGGAGCCACGCAGCGCGCCGAAATTACCACGCAATAATTCCCCCGCCAGCACGCCAAGTTCCCGACGTGCGCCAGCGCTCTCGAGACCAAGGCTGTGCGTGGCGACCTTTGCCGCTTCCAGTTTGCGGATATAGACTTCAGCAGCATCGCCGGCGCCGACCTGCGCCGCTTTCATTCTCAGGAGTTCTGTACCAGACAGCTTTTGCTCGACAACCTGCGCCTTCAGCTGGCGAAGAAATTTTTCGCGCGCCTGGTTAGCTTTTTCCTCAACCTGCTGGAGTTCTTTCTGCCGCGCCGTGGTGCGGGAAATCAGGGAGAGATAATCACCCTGAGTGATGTTCCCCTGCGCGCGAGCCTTGCGGAATTGTTCCTGGACACTGGCCAGCGACCGCGTTTCACCACTTAGGGATCGAACACCATCTATCTGCCGAAAGAATGACTCCGCCAGCGCAGGCGCCGTGTCCGATATGCAGAAGCGACAGGCGGATGCCGCTGCCGGGCTTCAGAGCGAACTGCAACGGGTTTCCAAATCGGTCGATGAGACTTACCAGCGCGTTACCGGGTTAAACCAGCGCTATCGCGAGAACGATGCGCAGGCTGAGGCGCTGGCGCGGCGGCAGGATGCGCTGGCGGAGTCATTCTTTCGGCAGATAGATGGTGTTCGATCCCTAAGTGGTGAAACGCGGTCGCTGGCCAGT